CACCCGAACCTTTCACTGGGACGGAGCTGGAAGAGCTGGATAAGCTCTTCGGTCCTGGCAAGAGGGCTGAGCGTCGCGCTTGGCTGCTTGTGCGTGCTGTACGCTTCTTCAAGAGTGATGACACTGTTGGAGAGGACGCCTGCTTCGCTTTCCTCGGGAAGTCAACTGCTCGCATCAGGTCTATCTGCGATTTCGCAGCAGGTTGGTGGGGTGAGCACCACCGTCAAAAGACCTGGGTGGACGGCCTGAGCAGAGACGACCAGAATGTGTGGTCGGAGAAGTCGCGCGCGTACAAGGAGACCGTTCGACGTTCGACTAGGGTGGTGCAGGAGGCCCAGGCGGTTTACAAGCGCGTCCTGTCCGAGGAAATGCACCGCCAGGAAGTCGAGCGTGAGAAGCTGCGTGAGTGGCTCAAGAGCAAGGGCGCTCAGGATGCTCCACTCCTAGACGTCCCTGACGAGCTCGATGAGATCGATGCTCTGAGGGAAGAGTTGAAGGCTGCAGGCCTCACGGTCCCTGACGCAGTAGAGAACCGCGCAAGGGAGCTGGCGGAAAACGCCTAAGGGGGGGACGCGCTCGGCGTGTACTCCACGCTGCTAGGCGACGCGTTCGCAGGCAGCGTGCTAGGGAGTTTCACGTGGGACGACATCGGGCGGAAAAGTTGGTAGTAGGTAAACCTAAGGGAGGCCAAGCACGCAGTGTATATAGAATGGAGCAGACTGTTGGGAGTCGAACATTCAACTACTTGTCCTTTGAGGGAAAAGTAGAGCGTGATTTGGAGCGGGAGAGACCGTACGCTACTTGTGGAAGAAGTAAGGGTGATGACAATATGACACGTAATTTTATTACGTCGACGAGCTCACCACTTAGAAAATTCGCACAGGTTGCTACGATGGGGACCCCTTCTATTAGGACCTTACTTACCCACCTTGTTCGTTTTGATCATCCAGACTGGTGCTACGCCGAAGAGTTTATCTCCGAGGTGGCGCGCGCCTGGTGCTGTACCGTTGAACGAGAAGGTTGCTCACAACGCAGGGAGTTTACAAGGATCGACGTGCGGGCGTGTACTGAAGACGTCCTGCCCTCCTTCCCTGGCCTCGACTACCGTAGGAGCGGGTTAAAGACTAAAGCAGATGCTGAGGTGATTGCACTTGGAGAAGCGCGTATTGCCTTAGAAGCCATCTCGCGTGGTGAGCGAGTACTGCCGAAGCCTTGTGCCATGTTCGGACGGGGGAAGAGGCTTATGGAAGATAGAGAGGCGGGCTTCGTAGGTGACGTTCGTGCGGGGAGACTCGTGCTTGCTGCTAACCTGAGGGACCATATCATGGTCGAACCTCTCGCGAGGTTCGTCTACGACGCGGTGAAGCTTAACTGGAGGTCTACGGAAATGGCTCTGGGAACGAGTTTCTTCAACCGGGGAAGTACAACCTTCTTGTACAACCTCGTTGCGGACATGTGCCCAGGACGTTACCGTAGGGTCAACTTCCATGTGGAACAGCGGACGGTCGTCGCTGATGCTATGGAGCAGGCGATAAACTGGTTCGAGAAAGAGGCGGAGAAAGAGTGGGCCTTCTATGTAATGGACATCAAACGGCAAGACGCAAGCTTGGTCTCCGCTGCCATTGATGACTTCTTCACGTGGGTGAAGAGTTTGATGGCGTATGGCGGAACGCGGAGTAGGCGAAGGGTCGAGAGGTACATTGCATGGGTACGGGAATTCGCACTCAGGACTAGGATCGCTCTACCTGATGGACGCATCTTGATCAAATGGTTAGGGAACATCTCCGGGTGGCCCCTGACTACACTCCTCAATACTTTCACAAGTGCTCGGAAAGCGCGGATCGTCCTCGAGACTCTTCTCGGGAACGACGCCGCG